CTTGCCACGATGGCTTCCGCTGCCAGCGAAATGACTGCTTCCAGTGTCTCCACTGTACTGGACATCAGCAATGCGCTGGAACTGTTCGGTGAGGATATCGATGGTCAGAAAGCTCTGATCGTTCCTCCGGCTATGTACACCAAGATCCGCAATACCAAGGACTGGGCACCTGCTTCCGAGTTTGCTGCCGGTGCGCTGGTGCGTGGTGCGGTTGGTCAGATCTTCGGATGCGACATCATGGTGAGCAACCGACTGAAGACCAGTGGGAATTCCTACATCGTCAAGCCTGGTGCGCTGCGCCTTGTGCTGAAGCGTGACACTCTGCTGGAAGCGGATCGTGACATCCTGCGCCGTGTGAATGTCTACACTGCCACTAAGCACTATGTCACCTACCTGTACAATGCTTCCGGTCTGATCAAGCTGACTGCTTAATGTAGGAGGTTAGCATTATATGGGAATGCTAATGCATCATACCTGGCTGAAACAGCAGGAGGAGCAGAAAAACACGAACGTTCGTGTTTCTGAGCCTAAGGTTGAGGAAGCCAAAGAGGAAAAGGTTGTTCCTGCCGAACCAGTGAAACGTGCAGGAAGACCGAAAGCGAAGAAGTAATGGTTGGAGGGAACCGCTATGACGGATGAGCAGAAGAAGGTAATGGTCAAAACTCTCGTAGAGTTTGACGAGGATGCTACAGATGATGTCGTAGCGGTTTACCTCGATCTCGCCGGAAATGCAATGTTGGAAAGGCTATATCCTTACGATTCCACAAAGGAAGTAAAGGATATCCCACAAAGATACTCTACGATTCAGTGTGAACTGGCAGCACGTTATTTCCTCCGCAGAGGGGGACAGGGCGAGATTAACCATGAAGAAAACGGTGTAAACAGGCAGTACGGAAGCGTTGATGATGCAGATATTCTGAATCGGTTGACTCCGTTTGCAAAGGTCGGTGGATGATATGCGACTTCTGTCGAGGAACAAGAAGAGGATATGGTACGCCAACCCAACCGGATGGGAATATACCGTAGATGCGAACGGATTAAAGAATGGGGATAAAGACATCACATATGCAGAACCAGTGAAACTGAAGATGTCGATGGCTATCTCCTCCGGTGCGAACAACCTTGGAAGTCAGGGTATTGCAAACGTTGAACCTTACGGCATTACTACGGGATATACACACAGGGCGGTTACAGAAGACCTTTCCTGCCCTATGGCTGAAGAGTCGAGGGTGTGGTATGGAATCGACCCGTACAAGACCGTAGTAGTGGACGGGGAGGAAACGCAGGAAGAAGTACCGCATAACTTTGAGGTTGTCCGTAAAGCCAAGAGTCTGAATCATCTGATTTACTACCTCAAGGAAGTGGATGTCCAGTGAAGATTAGCATTGAACTGTCCACTGAGTCGATTGAAAGTGCGATTGCCCAGCTTACCGATTACAAGGAAGAGTTTGATGACAACGTTGAGTTGGTTGTTGAACTCCTCACAAACGAGGGAGCGGAAGTTGCACAAACTGCCTATGGAAACTGGGGAGTATCAGTGATTCCGCTGGCTGACGGAACAAGCGGAGAAATCACAGTTGCCGGAGACATGCCTGTAATCGCAGAGTTCGGTGCTGGTGATGCCACAGTGGAACCTGGAGGACTCTTTGAAGGGTCACCTTCTACTCCTGTCTATCCAGGATCCTATTCTCTGCTTGAAGGAAGCAAGGAATATGCAACGTATGGCTCATGGCACTTTGCCGGAAAGAAGTACACAGAGGTTACACCGCACTTAGGATTGTATGGCGCAAAGCAATACATCATCGAGAACAGTACTGATGTAGCAAAGGAGGTGTTTGGGGCATGATTGATATCGAAAGCAAAGTATTCGATACGATTTTCAATGCCGTCAAAGATTCCTATCCGAAAGCTGACATCACTACTGGTTACGATGAAAAAACGGCTACGTTTCCTTGCGTTGTAGTGTACGAGGTTGACAACGTTCCGTATCAGAGGACGAATACTGATAATTGCGCTGAAAACTATTCAAGGATTTCCTATGAAGTGAGCATCTATACGGATAACGTGAACCATGCGAAGACAGAAGGAAAAGCAATCTTTGAGATTGTGGACACTGCCTTGCAGGAACTGAAGTTCCGTAGGCTCCGCAAGAACAGACCACTGAACATCAACCGGACGGTTTTCCGGCAGTATGGTCGGTGGGAAGTCATTGTAGGGAAACCGGTGGAAGTAGACGGCAACACAGTTTATCAGATGTATCGGAGGTAAGTATGAAGAAGTGTCCGTACTGTGGAGCAGAAAACGATGAGAGCAGAAATGTCTGCCATCATTGTTTTGCTGAACTTCCTCACAAAGAGGAAGAACCAAAGAAGGAACCGGAAAAAAACCGTGTTCCGAAGAAGAAATAAGGAGTTGAGAGACTATGGCACTGGAATTCAATACCATTGGTGTCAAGATCGGCTATGCGGTGGAAGCTACCGCTGGCACTCGTCCCACTTCCGGGATTACGAACATCCCGGATATCAAATCCATCCCTGGCATCGAACTGACCCCTTCCAGGCTGGATGTGACCAACCTGGTTGACCGGTATCGGCGGTATATCTCCGGCGTGATGGATGCCGGTGATGACATTGCGCTGACCGGCAACCTCACTGCTTCTCTGAAGAGCGTGTGGGCGTCACTGGTGAGTGCTGCTTCTAATGCTTGGGCGAGTGGCAAGTCCACTTGGTTTGAAATCAAAATCCCTGGATTTGATTCTTTTTGGTTTGCCGGTATTCCCTCCGAGATGGGATTCAATGAAATGGGCGTTGATGCCGTGGCAGAAGCGAGTCTGCACATCATTCCCAATCAGATTGCCGGTTGGGCAGATGCTTCCACCTAATTAACTTGTTGTTAAGTGGCAGGACAGGAGGTTTCCTCTTTCCGTTGCCCGTATCATCGGATTACTGCCATTTAACATATATTAAAAACCTATACGGGAGGAAAAAGAAATGGCTAGCAAGGAAATGAACGAACAGGTAAAACCCATTATTCTTCATGACATCGAGAACGAGATGGACTATACGCTTGAGTTCAACCGTGATTCCATCCGGTTTGCTGAAGCGAGGGGATTTGACATCGATGATGTTGCCAAATATCCGATGAGCAAGCTTCCTGAACTGTTCTTCTATGCGTTCCGTATGCATCACAAGAACATTTCCCGTGAGAAGACGGACAGGATCCTGTTTGAAGATCTTGGCGGTATGCCGGAGGGAATGGCTGAACGGCTGGGTGCACTTTATGCTATTCCGTTTGAAGCACTTACCAACAAGGACGGAGAGAAAGCAAAAAACTCCAGGATGACAGTGGAATTCTAACAGAAGAAGAGGATTCCCTGTCGCAGAGAGTTACATACACACAGATTTTTAACGAAATGTGTCCTGTTTATATGTTATACGGGATGACATATGAACAGTACTGGTTCGGAGATCCGTGGATGGTAAGGGCATATGCCCAAAGTTATTTGCTAAAGCGAAGAGCAATGAACGAGGAACTGTGGTTGGAAGGGATTTATATTACGAACGCTTTCCAAACAGTGATCGGAAGTGCATTCGGTAAGCATAGACTGAAGTACCTTGAGAAACCTCTTGACATCTTTGAGAAGACGAAAGCCGAAAAAGAGCAAGAGATTAGAGCCGAAAGGCAAAAACTCATTAACTGGCTGAATAAGCTGAAGAAATCTGCGGATAAACAGGGAGTTGGTAAGAATGGCAAACCTTGAAACACTTGAACTTACAATAAACGCTAATGCGAATAGTGCTTCACAGGGGTTGACAGGACTTATCAACTCCCTTACTTCTTTGTCCAAGAAAGTCGGAAAGTCTGTCGGCGGTTTGAAGCTTCTCAATAATGAACTTGTGAAACTTGGAAGCAACGGTGGTATTAAGCTTGCCGGTCTTGAGAAAGCTTCAAAAGGCATCAAAAATGCAATTGATATTCCAACAACAAAGCTTGATGCCTTGAAGATGAAAATGGAAGGTGTCACTGAACAACTCGACAAGGCTGCACAGAAGGGGAACAAGGTTACTGCTGCAAACAAGAGACTGCAACAGTTTTCCATTGAAAAGCAGATTAATGCCGAGACAAAAGCAATGAATCAGGCACTTCAGGCGCAGAAAAAAGCGCAGGAAGACCTTTCTAATTATGACTGGGGAAATCGTAGGGCGGTAAACAAAGCTGCTCCTAATGCTGTTTCAGACGAACAGTGGCAGAAAGATTTTGAAGCAAGGCAAGAAGCTATTAAAGCAAGGGAAGCAGCACAGAAAGAACAGTATAGAATTGCAAGACTTCAAAGAGAAATCAAAAAACTTCCTACTGTTGAGTACCTTGAGAAATCTCCTCAAGCTTCACAACATGTTAAGGATTATATAGAACAATCTATGGGAATTGGAGCAAAACCGAAGAGTGCAAAGGAAAGCGCAAATGCTTTCATGACTGCATTCAACGAAGGGAAAGAAACAATTCCGATTGCAGATAGAATAAAGAACTCCTGGGATAACATGAAACAGGGAGCCAAGAATCTTGGCAAGGAAATCAAAGAACTCATTCCAAAGTTCAAGGGTCTGCATCGTGTGATG